TGAGGAGTTAAACAAGATGGCTGTAAGAGCTGAATCTTTTGAGAAACTTCAAGCAACTAAAGCTGTTAAAGAAGTAACAGAAAACACTCCTAGCGAAGTGAGAGACTATTCTTTCCAAGATGCTATGAATCAAGCTGCTACTGGTCGTTTAGAAGGTCTTGTAAAAGAGATGGACCAAGAAGCAAGAAATGAGGCTCGTTATACTGGTCAATCATTTAAAGGTATTGCTATACCATCTACAATCTTAACTCGTGCTGCTGTAGCTACTGCTGCTGGTAACGCTACTGAGGTTATGGCTTGGACTGACCAATTAGAAGCAAACTTAGTTTTAGCTTCTGCTGGTGCTAATTTCTACTCTGGTGTGGACAATATGAAGTTCCCAGTATTTAGTGCTATCAACTCTGGCTTCGTTGCTGAGACTGGTGGTTCTGCTCCAGCTGCTAATGGTACTGCTTCTAGCGTTACATTATCTCCTAAGAAACTTATCTCTATTGTTAATGTTTCTGCTGAGGCTATCGCTCAAAACGCTTCTATCGAGGCTGCATTGAGAAGAAATATGGCTCAATCTGTAGCTGCTACTTTAGAAGAGGCTTTATTAGGAACTGCAGATGTATCTAACGCTCCACAATCTATCTTTGCTGATGCTACTACTTCTGCTACTGGTGTTACTGCTTCTGATTGGATTGATATGGAAACTAGCTTAATTGAGAATGGTGTTCAAATTAACGGAGCTAGATTAGCTTACTTATTAGACCCTTCTGCTTACGCTACTGTAAAATCTTTAGCACAAGTTTCTAATGTTTCTCCTATATGGGACAACGCTAGAAAAGAGCTTAACGGCTATTTCTCTTTCGTATCTCCTAACGTAGGTAACGGTGGAACTGCTGGTAAAGACCACGCTCTATTCGGAGACTTTTCTAAAGTACACATCGCTCAGTTTGGTGGTTTAGACGTTATTTATGACATCTATACTAACGCTGGAACTGGTGAGCCAAGATATATCTTGACTTCATTAGTTGATGGTGATGCTGTTCAGAATGATACTGCTTTTGTAAATATTATTGAAGCATAATTTGTTTATTTTAACGGAGGGAGTGGAAACACTCTCTCCATTAATTTTTTTTAAATGGAATACTATAACTACAACTTCAACACATTAAGAGGCTCTGACTATGTGCCTTATGGTAAGTTAGTTCTAAAGACTGCTCCAACGTCTACGGTAATATCATTATCAGAGGCTAAGGCATTTTTAAGAATAGACTCAGACTATGACGATGACAATACTTATATTACGTCTTTGATTAATGTTGCTACGCAAGTTGTAGAGGAGTTTACTAGACGTAGATTAATGACTCAGACGTACAATCTTTTTTACGATGAGTTTCCTCCTTACATTGACTTACAAGTAGGAGATGTTGCTAGTGTTACTCATATTAAGTATTACGATGCCGACAATACATTACAAACCTTAGCTACTGACCAATACGATGTAGATACTAAGGTAAGACCAGGAAGGATATATGAATCGGAGGATGGAGACTTTCCTAACACTTACGAAAGACCAAACGCTGTTGAGGTTGAGTTTATAGTAGGTGGGACAGCGAGTGACGTTCCAGCTCCAATAATTCAAAGCATTTACATAATTGTAGGGCGTTACTTCGAAAATCGCCAGGACGTTGTTATGGGAACTCAAGTAAATGAATTACCTTTAATGGTAGACCACTTATTAACTCCTTACCGATTGCTTGAACTATGATAATAGGCAAACTAGATAGAAAGTTAAAACTATACACACAGACTTACTCAACTAACGCTTATGGCGAGAGAGTAGTATCTGATAATAGTTACGTTACCATCTATGCAGACTTTGACTTCAAAGGTGGTAATACTAACTTCGATGCTGATGCCTTAATCAATGATGAGCGTATAGAGTGCTTAATAAGATACAGAACTAACATTGGAGTAAGTCCACAATACTTTATCTCTAATGGCTCTACAAATTATTCTATCAAGAGTATTAAGGAAGTAGGTCGTAAAGATGCTATGGTGCTTTTATTAGAGAAGAATGACGTAGTAGATTTATCACAGACAGCTCCTAATCAATTTGTATTTACTATTGACACAGAGAACACTTCAAGTGGCTCTAGCTTGAACACTCAATTTATGATGCCATTGGTTAGTAGTGGTAGTTATAACGCTACAGTAAACTGGGGAGATGGCTCTAGCGATACAATTACAAGTTACAATCAACAAGAGGTTACACACACTTATAGTAGTGCTGGACAATACGAAGTAAGCATAGAGGGAACATTACAAGGATGGCAATTTAATAACGCTGGAGATAAGCTTAAAATGCTTGACGTAAAACAATGGGGAGTATTAGATTTATCTACTTCTGCTGCGTTTTATGGTTGCGCTAATTTAGATGCTAGTGCTACAGATGCTCCTACTATTTCTAGTACATCGTTATATAGAATGTTTAGAGACTGCACCAACTTTAATGGTTCTATCGCAAATTGGGATATAAGTTCAGTAACAAATATGAGTCAATGTTTCTTTAATTGTTCTACATTTAATAAAAGTTTAGATAATTGGAATGTTAGTAACGTAACTAGAATAGACTATATGTTTTATAATTGCTTATCTTTTGACCAAGATTTGAACTCGTGGGACACTTCTAATGTTGAGAGAATGGACGCATCGTTTTTTAATTGCTCACAATTTAACGGAGACATATATAGTTGGGACACTACTAACGTAGAAAATATGCAATCAATGCTCTACAACTGCGACTTATTCGACCAATCTCTAGCAGCGTGGTCTATTGCAAATGTCTCTAACTTTACTAACTTTATGCAGAACGCTACTGGTTTATCTACTTCTAACTACGATGCAACGCTAATAGCTTGGGCATTACAAACAGTCAATAGTGGATTAAGTATTAACTTTGGTGGCTCACAATTTACAGAGTCAGCTTATGCTTCAAGATTCAGCTTAATAGAGGATGATGGTTGGACTATTGTTGATGGTGGTATCTTTGACCCAACACCAGCCGATTACATAAGCGTATTAAACACTAGAGTAGTAGCTGCTGGAGGAGTAGTAGAGAACACTACAGACAGCCAAGCATTCTTACAAACATTAAACGACATAAGCTAATGGCAGATGGACTATTAAATAAAGCAAGTATTATCTTAACTCCTACTGGTTACAAGGCTGGAACGCTTTACAACGTAGCACCAGTAGTAGAGCCTTATGAGGACTTTGACTTTGCTAGAGCTAGTGTTGCTAGTCGTGTTAATTCTAGTGGCTTAGTCGAGATGGTAGGTAGAACTCTTGGTAGTGAGTTAGTTACTAATGGAAACTTTAGTAATGGATTAAATAATTGGACAACAAATACTGCTACTGAAAGTGGTGGCGTAGTTACCATACCTAATAATGGTTATATATTCCAAACCATTAACTTTCCTGATAGTGGAACAATAAAAATACAAGTTGAAGGTAGTGGAACGGTTAAGTATAGATTAGGTGTTACTTCTCCATCTAATACGTTTATAACAAAAACTTTACCATTTACAGCTTACGAGGATTTAAACTCTACTGATGTCAGGATACAGCTAAATAATACGAGTGGCTCTGATATTACTGTAACTAGCGTATCAGTAAAAGAAGTAATAGACACAAACAACATTCCAAGAATAAGCTATGATAGTAATGGAGATAATGGTCATATATTGTTAGAGCCTACTTCTACTAATTTATTGCCTTATAGTGAGGATTTTAGTGAGTGGACTTTAGGTAGTAACTCTACTTTAACTTATGAAAGTGATGTGGTTGCACCTGATGGTAGTTTAGGGGTTTATAGATTACAAAATCCACAATCTGGCTCAACTTTTTTGAGTATAGGATTTATAAATTGTAGAAACTTTAGCTTATTTGTTAAGGCAGTAACTGGTGGTGTTAATAATCAATTTAATTTAGATGCTTCTGGTCAACCTACTGACACTAAAACAGCTACAACTCAATGGCAAAGATACGATAGGGACTTTGGAAGCCAAGCTAATTATAATTTATCTATTAATAATGGAATAGACAACTACGCCTCTGACATATATATATGGGGCGCACAAGCAGAAGTCTTATCCTACGCTACATCATACATACCAACACTAACTGGAAGCACAGTTACAAGAGCTACAGAGACTGCAACTGGTGCTGGTAGTGCTGACTTAATAAACTCAACAGAGGGTGTGTTATATGCAGAGATAGCAGCTTTAGATGATAGTTCAATATCAATAGGTATATGTGATGGAAGCACAGATAATAGAGTGCTTATTTTATTACAATCAAATAATACTATTAGAGGATTTGTAGAAAGTTCAGACACTATTGTTTTTGATGAAATTTATCAAGTATCATCTACTTTAGATTATCATAAAGTTGCAATAAAATACAAAGCTAATGATTTTGCTTTATGGATTGATGGAGTAGAAAGAGATACTGATACAAATGGAGCTTCTCCTATTGGACTTAATGAATTACTATTTAATAATGGAGGTGGTGGTAGTATTTTCTACGGTAAATGCAAAGCACTAGCAGTATTTAATGAGGCTTTAAGTGATAGCGAACTAACACAACTAACAACGTAATGAGTTTAAGATTAACAGAAATATGTTACCCAGAGGTAAAGAGTTACTACATCGTATGGAACGATAGCGAGGCGATAGTATCGTATGGAGTGCTAGAAACCTATCAATGCTTAGAGACTAAGTGGGACAATGTAGATTTATACACTAAAGAAATAGATTGGATAAACATATTAATAGATAACGGTATTAACCCTTTTCCAGAGCAATGATAGTATCAGCGCAAATAGATGAGAAAGAGCTGAAGTCTTTAATTAAGGACTTAGAGAAACTTAATATGTCTGAAAGTAAAAACAAGACACTATTGAGACAAGGTATGCGTAAAGCTGCTAAGCCTATTCTACAAGAGCTTAAATCTATTGTACCAGTTGAAACTAAACAACTTAAAAAGTCTTTAGCTGTTATAAATGGTAAGAATGTAAAAGGCAAACCACCAACGGTATATGTAGGACCAAGAGTAACTAAGTCATTTGCTACTAAAGAAAAGTCTGGATTTTACTTTTACTTTTTAGAGTATGGATTTAGAGGAATACCAGGACTTAGAATGTTAGATAAGACTGCTGCTAGTAAAGGTAATACAGCTATAAACGGTGTAATAGGAGAAATAAAAAAACTCATTGACAAAAGAATGAAGTAATGGAGATAGGAAAAGTAATATATAATATTTTAAGCAACGACTCAAACGTAGCTCCTTTAGTTACTACTGACGGTAATTTAAGAATATTTCCTAGCCGTTACAATTTTCCTACAGACGTTAAGTTACCTTATATAACTTATCAGATGTTTGGAGATGAGCCTAACAACACTAAGAACGGAGTAAGTGAGTATGACTATGTTAGAGTACAGATAAGCATTTATCACAATAGCTACGCTGATATGATAACTCTAGCTGGTCACGTTAGAACAGCTCTAGACTACGTTAGTGGCACTTATAGTGGTGTAGTAGTAGATAAGATATTTTACCAAGACCAGAACGAGCTTTATGATGATTCTGCTGGTTCTATTGGTTTATATGGTATAGCACAAGATTACAGATTTAACATAAATAGATAAATATGGAAACCTATAAAGTAAAGATAAAAAAAGACATCGAATGCAGAGGAGTAGAATACAAAGAAGGCGAATCTTACAAAGTAGTAAGAGCAGTCTTTAACTTCTTACAGCACAACGATGCAATAGATACAACAAAGAAAAAGTCTAAGAAGAAAGAAGAATCTTCTGAGGATTTAGATATTAGCTAATTATAAATTTTAAAATTAAAAGAAAATGGCAATTTTTAACGGAACGGATTTAATCCTAAAAGTTTCTCCTAGTAGTGGAGGAGCTGAAGCGAAATTGATGCATTCTCAGAATGTTTCACTTTCAATGAATGTAGATACAATAGACATCTCAACAAAAGACTCTGCTGGTTGGAGAGATTTGTTAGGTGGACAAAAGTCTTTTAGCCTTTCGGCTGATGGTCTTATGGACTTCTCAGCAACTGCTGGAGATACTGATGTAGCAGAATTATTTGACCAGATGTTTGATAGAACGGCAGTAGACTTTACTTTTGCTCTAGCTACTCCTGCTGGTTATACAATTACTGGAGATGGTTTTATTACTTCTCTTGAGATTTCTGGCGGTACAGAAGATGCTCCTACTTACTCTTGTTCTATCGAAGGGTCTGGAGAATTAACTAAGACTGCTGTATAATAATTTCTTTGTTGGTTGGGGATTGTGCTACGGCACGTCTCCAACTAGCAATAATTTAAACTAACAAAGATATGTACGAAGTAGTTATAATAAACGGTAAAGATTACCCAGTAAGATTTGGAATGAACTCATTGAGATTATTCTGTAAAGATACTGGAAGAAGTTTAGCTGACTTAGATAAGCTAGGAGAGGGAATGAGTTTAGATGATGCTTGTTATTTAATCCTAAACGGAATAAAAGACGGCTCTAGAGTGAGTGGTCAAGAATGTTCTTTAAATGTTGATGATGTCGCAGACTTGCTAGACGAAGATTTTGACGCACTAAATAAAGTGCTAGAGATATTCTCTAATCAATTCTCTGCTAAATTTGAAACGGAGGGAAACGACAAAGCCACGAAGAAAGTGGCAAAGAAAAAGAAGTAACTTGGGATAGCTTAGAAGCTATAGGTTATGGCTTCGGATTACTTCCTCAAGACTTTTGGAGTTTAACTTTCCACGAGTTTATCTGTATGCAGAAAGGCTTTAATGATAGAGTAGAGAAAGAACAGCAATGGGAATGGGAACGAGTGCGATGGTTGGCTTGTGTTAATTTACAGCCACATACAAAGAAAGGACAAAACCTAACTCCTCAAAAGCTGATGAAGTTTGATTGGGAGAAAAAGAAAGTTAAGACCGACATTAAGAAACAAAAGAAGAGAGCAGAATATATTAAAAAGAAATACGAATTGCTAAATAAAGACAATGGCTGAGAAAACATTAAGTATAAAATTAAGTCTAAACGACAAGCAGTTTCAGAGTAGTCTCAAAAAATCAATGAGGTCTATGAAAAAGTTCGGAGGTAATATGAAATCCTTTGGACAAACATTGTCAAGAAATGTAACTTTGCCTATTGTAGCTTTAGGAGCTGCTAGTGTTGCAGCATTCGACAAACAAGCTAAAGCTGTAGCACAAGTAGAAGCTGGTCTAATCTCTACTGGTAATGCTGCTGGTTTTACATCTCAACAACTTCAAAAGATGGCAGCTGATTTACAAGCAAAGACAATCTTTGGAGATGAGGTAATACTAAAAGATGCCACTGCTCAACTATTGACATTTACAAATATAGCTGGAGAGCAATTTGCAAGAACTCAAAAAGCTGCTTTAAACTTAGCAACTAGACTAGACGGAGATTTGAAGTCTGCTAGTATTCAATTAGGAAAAGCCTTGAATGACCCAATAGCAAATCTATCGGCTCTTAGTCGTAGTGGTATTCAATTCTCAGAAGAACAAAAAGCAATAATAAAATCTTTAGCTAAGACTAATAAACTAGCCGAAGCACAAACTATAATATTAGACGAGCTAGAGAAACAATATGGAGGAGCAGCAGAGGCAGCAGCAGAGGCTGGTCTAGGGCCATTCCAACAGCTACAAAACTCTTTAAGCGATGTTTCTGAGGAGTTTGGTAAGTTAATAGTAGAAAACATAGAGCCATTCAAAAATTTGCTTTTAGATGTTATAAAAGTTCTTAGAAGTTTAACTGATGAACAAAAGAAAGCCATTGTTAAGTTTGCTGGTTATGCTGCAGTAATTGGACCAGTTGTAGTTGTTTTAGGTAGTTTAATATCTTCATTAAGTATAGTTATTCCTTTAGTTCTTAAATTTGTAGCTGCATTTAATCCTATAACAGCAGCTATTGGAGCAGCAGTTTTAGCAGTTGGATATTTTGCTAAGAGAATGGTAGACTTAAACGATGAATGGAAAGAATACCAAGAGACAACAGACGAATTAGATTTAGGACCAGTAGTAGGAGACTTTGAAAAATTATCTAAATTAACTGATGTAGTAGCAAAAAACACTAAAAAAATATCTTTTAAAAAATCTGCTATACCTCAAAGAATAGCATCAAAAAAACCTGGAGCTATTGCAACTGATACTGGAATACCAGAAACTTTAGAGGGAGTTGCAGCAATAGAGCCAAGTGGTTTAGAGAGTTTTAACGAAGCGTTCTTTAGTTTTAGTGAGGACTTTAGAAACTCTTTAATGAATACTTTCACAGAGATAACCAATATAATAGGAAAGGTTGGAGCTTTATTTGGTCAAATGCATCAAAAGCAATTAACAGAGTTGGAGTTAGTAAGAAAAACAGAAGTAGATAATATAATGGCAATGTCTATAGCTGAGGAAGAAAAAAATAAAATGATTGCAAAATCTGACGAAAAGTTTGAAAAGAAAAAAGCAGATTTAGAAAGAAAAAGAGCCAAGAGAGCTAAAGCAGTTGCTATATTTGAAGCTATTGTAAATACAGCAGCAGCAGTTGTTAAAGCCTTACCTAATTTACCTCTAGCTATTGCTACTGGAGTTTTAGGAACAGCACAAATAGGAACTATTGCATCTACTCCATTACCAGCCTTTGCTGATGGTGGTATTGTAAGTGGTCCAACAGTTGGACTTATGGGAGAGTATGCTGGAGCAAATACAAATCCAGAAGTTATTGCTCCATTGAATAAATTAAAAGATATGATAGGAGGGCAGACGGTACAAGTACAAGGAGTGATTAGTGGAGAGGATATTTTCTTATCAAATGACAGATACTCACGAAGAAAAAATAGTTATTAATGGCATACGCAATAACAAATAGAGCAAAGTTTAAAGATGACAACGGCATCTATTACGAGTTACATATATTAAAAGATAATTATGTAGGCTCTATTAGTGAGTTTAATGTAGGTGGAGATGGTTTTAAATTAACTTGGGGTGGTAGAGGAGAAAAAGTAGACTCTCCTATACATTCATCTGAGATTACTTTTGAATTTGTTTTAAGAGATAACGATGACAGAAATAGAATCTTAGATATAATGCAACAAAATGAAGGTCAGTATATAGCAAGAATATATAAAAACGATGCTGGTACTGAAACAGATTTTGCATCAACATCTCCTATTGGCAAATTTTGGACTGGTGTAATTATTATGAATGAGTCTATAATGGAAGATGTAGACTATCCACAAATAATAACACTAAGAGCTATTGATGGTTTAAAGTTATTAAAGAGTAAAAAATTTAATCAACTAACTAATATATATAACGAAAGGACAGAGACTACTGATTCTACAATTTCAGTTGCAGATGCAAATGGAGACTTTGAAGGTGGATATTATACTTTTCATTCTTTGATTCTAGCTATACTTAATCAAAATCCAGTATCTCAAGTATATATAGAGAATGTTTTAATAGATCCACTTTTACAATTCTACGGAGCTTGGTGGAGTTCATTAACAGACGTAACTCAAGCAGACGGCTATTATGATTGTTCTAATATTATCATAGTTCAATCTAGTGCATTTTATACAAGACCATCAGTAGCTGGAGGTCAGATAAAATATATGAGCTGTTATGATGTGCTAGAAAAAATACTATTTTATTTAAATGCTAGAATACATCAAGAGGAAGGAATTTTTAAAATAGTACAATTAGGAGTATATCAAAAATGGCAAGATAACGCTGCTGCTAATGGTGTAAGTTATAGCAAAGGTAATAATGCTCTAAGTTTCACTATTAATTATTTAAAGACATTAAGCTCACAAAATAACAAAAGGTCTCTCACTAAATTTAACTTCAGCAGAATGATTAAGAGACTTGTTTATAATATAGCTGGAGCTTCAGAATCTAATCCTTTAAACTTTACGGATTTAGGAGGTGGTCAATCTGTTATTCAACAGCTAAACTTACCAGGTTTACAATCAGCAACAGCTTGGCAAACTTTTACTGTTTCAACAATAAATAATGATTTTACTCCAGCTCCAACAGATTTTAAATCTACTTATTTAAGTGTAGAGTCTGGTCAAGATATGACGTTTGTTTTTAATTATTCAAATCAATTTGAAATCACTGGATTTAGTGACATAAATTGGTTGTTATATGGAGGCTTTATTTTTAAGCCTTACATTATGGTTAGAATAAACTCTACTACAGACTATTATTTACAATTTAATCCAGATGAAAATAAATACGTTTGGACTACATCACAAGTATATGTTACTAATAATCCATTACCAGCAGCTTTTAGTTATGATACAGCTACAGCAGATGATTTAACTTTTGGAGTAACTAACTCTATTGGTAGTATGGATTTAAATGGAATGGAAGCAGCTCCAGTAAGTGGACTTATAGAGTATTATATTTACTATAACATAAGAGGAGTAGGAAGCCTTACACAAGATACAGATGGTAATATTAGTTGGGATTACTCAACACCATTAACCTCACAACTTTCTCCAGATGTTATAGGTACGTCAGCTCCTAATTATGATGGTGGATTTGGTGCGCCTTATGATTTTCCAGTTGCATCCTGTCAATTATATTTAGATGGTGCTTCTCCAAGTTTCGTGGCCTATGAATTTGTAAATGAAGATAGTGGCGTTGTAGTAGAAAGTGGAGAAGAAATTACAGACTCAGTTAATTTTATAGAACAATATTTAACTCAAGGAGATGCTAACAATAATAATATATTTATTAAAAATAGCACTGGTGTAGATGGTAATTGGACTTTTGCACTATCTCCTAGCTGGACTTATTTATATGATACTACTGGAATGAGTGCCGTACATTTACCTAGTTTAAAAGCTATGACTCTTATTGGAATGCAAAAGAATTATAGAATGATTATGGATACTAGAATAGTAAGAGATACTGATGTATTAAGTGTAGACCCTTGGGAGTTTTTATATATGTTACAAGATACTATAGAAGGTGCTACAAGATACTTCATTTGTATAGGTGGAGAATATGTAGCAACTCAAGCATTTTTTACTGGAGAATGGATTGAAGTAGATTTTGATGACGTAGATTTAACTAATGCTGGATTTGAAGGTAGTTTTGTAGCTGAAAACGTACAAGCAGATAATACTTTTAATAATCTATTTACTGAAAATAATATATAATATGAGCAATTTGAATAGATTTACTGGAATGCTTATTGACATCAATAACGAAAGGATGTTGAATGTTATAGGCAAAATAAATACAGCTATAAGTAGTGGAGCTTCAGTAAGTAGGGTATTTATAGATGCGTATAATGGTCCACTAATGCCAAAAGGTTCTTCTATACAAATAAAACCTAGATACACTTCAGAAGTTAAATTGGGTGTGTTATCAAGTGATTTAGAGTCTGGAGATACTCAAATAGATTTAGAATCTTTTACAGCTCCTTTTGATATACCAGCAAATACTAGAATATTTTTTAATAACTTTTATGCCTTAAATCATATATATAAAAGATTTTTTGTTGAGCATATTCATATGTTTGAAACAGGAACAACTCACGGAAACGATTTATTAATCAACTCACAAGAACCTGGAGGAGGTAAATATAATCACGATGCTGGTACGACATTAACGACTGGCTCTAGTTATTCTAATAACTGGGGAACTAAGTTTAGTGTTTTAAATGTGCCTAGTTTTAAATGTAAGCTAGAAAGAATAATATATAGTTGCTCTAGCAACGGAACAACTAATGAAGATTGGACTATATCACTTTGGAAAAAACCAATTAATCCTAATTCAACTACAGCAAGTACAATAACTTTAATAAATGAACAGGAGATAATATGTCAAAACAATGCTTCTTATGTTCACTATATAGAAGTAGAATTAAATGAAAATTTAGATGCTGGAATGGCAATCATTCCTAGCTTTAAAAAAAGTGGGAGTAAACAAACAAGCTCCACTAAACACTATGCAGACATAACATTAATATTCAGCTATTACGATGCTTAAAAAATAAAAAAATGAAAAATATATTAAAAGAAACATCAGACGTATTAGTACTAAATACCACTACATTTACTTTTGCTACTTTAGCTGATGTTGAGGTAGTGCTTAAAATAGCTGTTTTATTACTCTCTATTATATATACAACTGACAAGATAATTTACAACAGAAAACGAAGAAAAAATAATGAATCTAAAGACGTGGCAAAAAAGTCTAAATAAAGCCGAAGAAGATATGGCATTGAAACACTTTAAGTTAAGTGAGTTTGATTCTGACGTTAAAGGAAGTGGCAAAAATATGAAAAGAGACTTTCTTAAAAAGCTAGACAAGGCTAGAGATATAGCTAAAATACCTTTTAAGATAACATCTGGATTTAGAACACCACAACACAATGAAAGACTAAGAAAGCAAGGCTATAAGGCTAGTGCTAACTCAAGCCATTTAAAAGGCTGCGCTGCTGATATATACTGCAAAGATAGTGGCACTAGACAAAAGATAGTCAATGGGCTTATACAAGCTGGATTTACTCGAATAGGGATAGCTGACTCTTTTATACATTGCGATACTGACCAAGATAAAAATGATGCTATATGGCTATACTAACAAATATACTTGGCAATTTATTAGGCAAAGCTGATAAGATTGTCGATGAGGTAATAACATCACAAGAGGAACGTATGCAGTTAAAGAACGAACTGCAAAAGATTATCCAAGAGCAAGAGGCTCTAATAGAACAAGAAGTTACTAAAAGATGGGAGTCAGATAACTTACAATCTAGTTGGCTTCCTAGAAACATTAGACCATTAGTCTTAGCTTGGCTTGTTGTTTCTACTACTTTGCTTATATTTATAGATGCTGGAGTTATTACATTTAATGTAGATGAGCAATGGGTAGACCTACTACAAATAGTTCTTATCACTTGTATAGGTGCTTATTTTGGTTCTAGAGGATTGGAGAAAATCAACAAAAAATGACAAAAGAGAAAAGGTATAGACTAAAGACAGATGAATGGGAACTTATAGACGAATATAGAAAAGACAAAGAAAGGCAATCTCTATTAGCTGACGAATGCAACGAGGCTGGTATAGATGTTGGCTCTGTTTCTCATTATTGGTACAAGAGTAAGAAGTTCTCAATATTTGCTAAACCAAATGAATTTACTAAAGATGAATTTTTACAATCTATTGAGGAGCTTATCTCACAATACTCTCCTAAATATCCCACCATTGATTATCCTACTAGACAAGATGGTCACTTACTTATAATAAATCCAGCAGACGTACATATTGGCAAATATGCAGATGCTACAGAAACTGGAGACGAATACAATATAGAAATAGCTAAGAACAGAGTTAGAGAAGGAGTTAAGGGTATTCTAAGAAACGCCGAAGGCTATCCAATAGAACGTATATTGTTTTGTATTGGTAATGATATACTACACACAGACAACGTACAAGGAAACACAACAAAAGGAACTCCACAAGATAAAGACGGTAAATGGCATAAACACTTTACTGAGGCTTTAGAGCTTTACGTTGAGGTAGTAGAAATGCTAATGCAGATAGCTCCAGTCGATTGTGTACACTCTATGAGTAACCACGATTATATGAGTGGATTCCATTTAGCACACGCTTTAAAAGCTTGGTATCGTAATACAGAAGCTGTAAGCGTAGATGCCGACCCAATACACAGAAAGTACTATAAGTATAAGAATAGTCTAATAGGATTGACTCACGGAGATGGTGCTAAGTTACCTAACTTACCTTTACATATGGCTCAAGAAGAGCCTCAAATGTGGGCTGATACTAAATACAGATACTGGTATTTACATCACTTACACCATAAGCAACGCTATAAGTTTATGAGTTCTTTTGATAATATAGGAGTAACAGTAGAGTTCTTACGCTCTCCAAGTGGCACAGATTCGTGGCACTATCAAAAAGGTTATACTGGTAGTATTAAAGCTGTAGAAGGCTTTATTCATAACGAATATGGTCAAATAGCACACTTAACTCATATTTTTTAATATATTTGCAAACTTGTTTTAAGTGTAGAGGGAGTTGTTGCCCTTGTTTTTGGTTTGTTTTAGGGGGTAGATTAACGTCTATCCCTTTTTTTTATGCTTATATTTAAAAAACTTTAACATTTTTCTTATCTAGTAAACTAAAATAATTACACTTTTTCTGTTAAAAAGTTTGCACAATTAAAAAAATGGTTATATATTTGTACCAACAAACAAACTAAAACACAAAACAATGGAATTAACAACACAACAAAAAAACGCTTTAAAGAATGGCGAAACTCTAACCTTAAGAAATTCTTTTGACGGCGAAGGAGATTTATTTACCTTATGGTTAGGTAGGTGGGGGCATTTTAACTTAGAAAAAAATGCAGTAATTGTAAAGAGTACAAAAACATTAAAGCCAATACTCAACAAATTAGCGATTGACGGAGTATTAACAGAACTAACAGAAATTAACTAAAACAACTAACAAACGAGAAAAAAGAAAAAAGAGGAGTCACACAGATTGACTAACCAAAATTCTGGACACAATGTTACAACAAAAGCAGTCGACCACAACTGAAACTCGTTTTTTAAAACTAACTAACAATGCAAGATTTACACCAACAGAAATTTTTAGATGCTAAATTAGAGCTTGGTACACAAGTACAATTCTTTAGCTTTACAATCACTCAATTATGCTCTTATTTAATGGTTTTAGCGTTTCTAACGCTATTACTATTGAATTTGATACCAACATACTACACAGAGGTATTAAGCCTTTATACTGGCTCTTTTATCACTATGGTAGTATTTTATATTATATACGGAACTAATTAAATTAAATAAATATTATGAAAAAAGTAGTAAAAACAGTAAAATCAGATGGCTCTTTTGAGTCGCAATACGGACACTTCTACAAGTGGTTGATTGAATTTCAAGACAACTACTCGGGAGAATACCTTTCAAAGACTGAAACACAAAACAAATTTGTAGAGGGTCAAGAGGTAGAAATAGAAGTAACTACAAGAGAGTACAATGGTACTACAATCAACAAGATTAAACCAGCTTCAACGTTTCAAGGTGGAGGATTTAATTCTTCTACAAATCAATCTAACAAGATGTCTAAAGAAGAATGGAACGCTAAAGATTTAAAGAAAGAAACAGCAATAGCTAAACAAGTATCTCTGAAATGCGCTATAGATTATTGTATAGCAAATGATGGTGGACCAGCAGAAATTATTGAGATTGCTGATACTTTCACACAATGGATATTAAACGATGTTAAACCAAAATCAACAAACAATGGCACAGACTTACCTTTTTAGTAAAACAACAAGAGACGAAGCATTCGACACAGATACTAGCTATGCTTTTAGATTAAGAGTAGGACGTGGCTGGTTACACTTAAACAAGAAAGCTACAGAGCTTATTGAACACGATGACCACTTTGAACTAAGACTAGCTGATTGGTATATCAACGTAGGCGAGAAGTTCATAGCAGATACTGTTATAAGACAAGAACGTTGCAACGACTTACAAGAGTATTATCACTTTTTAAAGAATATAAAAGATGACTAAAAAAGAACGAATAGACAAGATTTTAAAAGATTCTCACTTGATAATTAACGAGGCTACTGGTACAGACATCAGTAAGACTAGAAAAGACGAAGCAAGGAGAGAATCAAGAAAGAAGCTGAGAGAGCTAAAAGACTTAGCTCCAATAATTTATGAACGAGTAAAAGTAGAATTTGATGGATAAAATAAATCACATAATAGACACAGCTTGTTATATCGGTAATATATCTGTTAAAGACTTTAAAAGCAAGTCAAGAGAGAGACATATAGTCGATATAAAAAGAATGGCTTACTCTATTATTAAAGACGTTCTTAGAATGCCTTACTTACACATAGCAAAGCATTTTAAAATCAATCACGCTACAGTAATGCACCACTACAAGCTCAATAGAACTTTACTAGAATCTGATAGCTATTACTTTAAAAAATATAATACTATATTGCAACTAGTAAAAAGTGATTTGAATGTAGTTGAGGTTGAGGAACTTGTAGAGGTTATACAGCGATTAAAAGCTAATCAAGAATCAAAAATAGAATTAAAAGAAAAACTAAATAAATTTTACAACAATGAAGAAATTATCACAGAAACAGAAAGTATTAAGACATCTTAAACAAATAGGTAGTATTACACCACTAGAAGCGTTTAATGACTACGCTATAATGAGACTAACATCTCGAATCTGCGAACTTAAAGACGAAGGCTATGACATCAAGTCTGAGCTAGTATCAAGTCAAAACAGATTCAAAGAAAAAGTTTCATTCTCTAAATATACACTCAATGAGAAGAATTAGAGTAGAAAAGTCCACTAATTATACAACTATAAACAATGAATTTATATTTAATAAGGACTTATCGTTAAAAGCTAAGGGATTGCTATGTCATCTCTTGGCTTTGCCTAACGATTGGAAGTTATACGTAGAGGAGGTCGAGAAATGGCATACAGACGGCAAGGCTGCTATCTACTCAGCGTTTAAGGAACTGACATCTAACGGTTATATGAAACGAGAGCAAAAACGTGAAAAAGGTAAGATAGTTTCTTGGGATTATATAGTCTTTGAAAAACCACATACCGATTTTCAAGATGTAGAAAATCAAGATGTAGAAATTCTAGATGTAGAAAATCGACCACTACTAAATACTAATAATACTAAAGACTTATATAAACTAAATACTAATAATACTAAAACAGAAGGGGATTATCCTTTTGAATTGAATTTAGAGGCTTGGAATTTATGGAAAGAATTTAGGAAAGAGCAATTTAGAACTACTTACAAACCATTAGGCGAATCAGCAGCTATTTCTAAGCTATTAAGAATCTCCAACAACAACAAAGAAAACCAGGCGCAAATTATCCAGCAGTCTATTGAAAATGGCTGGAAGGGATTATTTGAGCTTAAAACAGAAAAACAAACCAAAGTTCAAAAGATACTAACTAACTATCAGAAAGGACTAGAAATGATAAACAAAGAACACAATGACTAAAGAACAAACAGCAGAACTAAATCTCTTAATAGCTACGTTTAGATGCTTTAACGAGCAACTATACAACTTAAAAGGCGCACACTCTGGAATAGTAAAACTAAAGTTCAATAGACTTTTAAAAGTAGCTGCACAATATGAGAGAGAAATACTCCAATGGACAGAGGGAAGTGAACAATTAGAGCTGATATATGACAGCCTAATGGAAGTATTAATAGAAGTTAAAAAGCAAGTAAATGATTAATTACTTTGATATAAAAGAGCGCAAAGACGTAACAGTCAAAAATATGTTCAAGATTTACAAAACTGACAATAAATATAGAAACAAAATAACTTGGGATTGTCATTATTTGATAACTGGATGGAAACACATACAACAAACTAAAGATGAAAGACAAAAGTAAACAAGTGTGGTATTTATATGCACACGACATTAAAAAATTAAAAGGAGAATGCTACGAAATAATTTCTAAGCTATATGTTCAGTTAGGACAAGTTGCTGAAGCTGAGATAATAGTTGAGATGACTAAATTATTTTGCAATGACTTAGCTACTAACTATGGCTCTATGGAATTAGAGGAGGTTAGATTTGCATTAAATAAACACATAAGAGAGAAAGATGGACCACACTTTGTAAACGTACCAATGTGGAATGAAGCTCTTAGAAGTTACAAAAAAACTAAAGCATTTAAAAAACAGACAAATCAAATAGACCAATACGAAGTCTATAAAAAGAGAGTAGAGTCTTTTAGCAAGGTTATTAACAAGAGAGAAACTAAAAAGATAGGCAATGGCCACAACAATAAAAAAACTAAAGAAAAAGCTAGACAAAGTATTTAGCGAGTACATTAGAAAGCGTGACAGCGATTATAAAGGTAATTGCAAGTGTATTAGCTGTGGTAAAGAATATCCAGCTTTTGGAGGTAGTACTCACGCTGGTCATCTATTTTCTAGACGTTACCTTAGCATAAGATATGATGAGAAAAATGTTAATAGCCAGTGTTCGTATTGTAATACTTTTCTTTATGGGAATCAGCTCTTGGCAGCTAGAGGAGTAGAAAATAAATGGGGTAAGGGTACAGTCGATGAGTTAGAAAGTAGAATGCATATAGTAGTAAAATTAACAAGAACTGATTATGAAGAAGCAATCGAAAGGTATAAGCAAAAGATTAGAGAGCTGGATTAACAATCGATTGTTTAAAACTTTAAACCCAAAAGATTGGGAAATTGAATCTATTTTATATATTTACAATAATGAAAAAGACAGTAATATTCGAGGGAGGAGTGAACAAGGTAAGCACTCTAGCAGACGGAACTCTTAGTATTAACATACATACACAAGAGCTACCAGAAGAAACAATGATGAGAGTGTTTAGCTTACGTAAGTCTCCTGGAATGGTTCTAATAAGCTCTGACGATATAAGCAAGGCAGAGGTTCAAGAGGTTGAGAAGTTTACTACAGACTTTGAAGTAGGTAAGACTAAAACAGCATCACAAAGATTAAGAGCTGTACTATACAGAGTATGGGAGCAAGAAGGAGAGCCAAGAGGCTATACTGATTTCCCAGTGTTTTACGAATCTCAGATGGAGCGTATAATAAATAAGTATAAAACAACACTTGAGTAATAATAGGGCGACCAGGCATCAAGAGATATGGAAGAGAACGAAGAACGGACTAGAGCTTGTATTACCCAAAAAGATTAAAACAGACATAGGATTTCAGCTAATGTTTGGACATAGAGAGGACTACAGAATTGAAGAAAAAAGGATAGAAGATAATGCTAACAGATACCAAGCAAAAACATATTTAAGTATTGAAGATTTTAAGCAGCATATTTAGAACACTATTAGCACTATTAGTTATAGTCAGTTGTTTACCTATATTTGTAGTAATATTCTTACACTTTTTTATAGTGGGATTTGTAGCAGAAGAAAACAAAAGAAATGACGATAAAACAAATGCAAGAAAAACAAATGAAGAAAGCATTGAGCAAGTATAGTACTATAGAAGAAGCTGCTAAAGTTTTAGGTATAAGTGCTAGAAAGTTATATTTCTTTAAAAGAAAAATAAAAGATGAAGATAATAGCATCGGTTAGTATAGAGGTTAGAGTAGACGATACAGAGTTATTAGACGATGCTAAGGAAAGAGCAATAGACGAACTAATAGACTCTTTAGAGGATTGGATAAACAATAACGGTATACCACCAATAATATCTATAGAGTATAAGTTACCAGAGATAGATGAGAATCAGCAATTTTTAAACTAATGCCAAGTCTACCAAAAGGAAAGAAAAAGAAATGGATAGCAAGTAGCAAAAAGACTACTGGCTTTACAGAGAAGCATAAGAGCGAAAACTATGACTTCTATAATAGTAGAGCTTGGAGACAGCTTAGAAAGTGGCATATAGAACGAGAGCCACATTGCAGATGGTGTAGTGAAGAGGGCAAAGTAAACTATAAAGATAAGATAATCATTGACCACATAATAGAGATTAAAGACGGTGGAGATAGATTAAACCAAGACAATCTACAGACTTTATGTCTACCACATCACAATCAGAAAACAGCGTGGGCAAAAGCTAAAAGGAAAAAGAAATGAAACACTCAAAGTATTATTACGACTATACAAGGAACATAGACGAAGATAAAGAAGTTATAAAGGACTTAAAGAGTAATCCTATACCAAACTACTATGTAGGTAATACTTATGGCTATGAGGCTCGTAAGGTTGTAGAGGATTGGGATTTAAGTTATAATGTTGGTGTTGCCGTTAGTTATCTTTTACGATGTAATTATAAACACGACTCTCCATTTGAGGATATACAGAAGGCAATAAACCATTTAAACTTTGAATTAGATAAACTAAACAACAGAGAACAATGACAAAACAAGAACAAGCAGAAAGAATCTTTAATGCATTAGATAATATGTCTATTATGTCATTCCTTAGATGTAAATATGCTGAAGATGAATTATCAAAAGGATTTTATAAAATGAACAAAGGATTCATCAAAGAAGCTATTAAATTAGATTTACCAAGACTAATTAACGAGAACGTTAAGAGACAAAGAAAAAAATCACTATAACAATGACAAACGAATTACTAGACTTATTTGACGAAGCTAAGCGAATAATAGACAAGCAAGAGCAACTAATTAAGATGCAACAATCTTTAATAAAGACAATGCAACAAGGACTGCAAGGAGTAGAACTAAATGAGTTACTACTAAAGAAACAACTAGCAGACTTACAAGA